GGTGCACTGTACGATGAGATGGTCGCGAAGGCGCAGGTTGAACCCGCGGTCGCGATCCCTGTCGGCCTGGCCGAAAGTCTCAAAGTGCGTGTGATCACCAAGGGTCCCGCTGCCCTCTCGTTCGTGCTCAAACCTCTGCAAAAATTCCTGTGGAAGCATCTCGCCAAGCACCCAGCGTTCAAGCTGATCGGTGCGCCCGTCTCTGTGCAAATCGTCAACGAGCGGATGGGCAATTTACTTCCAGAGGGCCAATCGTATAATTCTGGTGATTACTCCGACGCTACAAACGAAATTGCGCCGTGGGTAAGTGAGACGATCTGCGACGAACTCGCGAAGGTGATCGATCTCACGCCCGCCGAGGCAGCGCTGCTGAAGCGCGCCCTAACGGGATACACCATCAATGATGCGAAAGGCAAAGTCAGTGCGCCACAACAGTGGGGTCAACTGATGGGGTCTGTGGTTTCGTTTCCGATCTTGTGCATCGCAAATGCGGCATTGTGTCGCTGGGCTATCGAGGTGTCCCAGCAGCGCACTCGTCTGCTACGCGATTGCCCCTTGCTGATCAACGGCGATGACTGTCTCTTCCGTTGCAACAAAGCGGGCTTGCGAGCCTGGAAACTTATCACAGCGTTCTGTGGACTGAAACCGTCGGTGGGAAAGTTCTTCTTCTCTCGAGAGTTTGCGCAAATCAACTCCGTGAACTTTCGCCGCCTCGGCGACAACGACCAACCGCAGTACGCACTATTCGAACCGACCGCCAAGGACAAGGCGGAGGGCAGGCATGAGCCATCGAACCGGCGCGTCTACTTTTAGATGACCAAGTACGTCAACCTTGGACTCCTCTTGGGCTTGAAGCGCTCCGGTGAGAAACTCGGCACTGACGCGATAGCGGACTCGCGCAACGGTCTCGGCACTCGTTGCCGGGAGCTGATTGCCGCCGCTCCCGATGCGTTGGCGCCAGGGCTGCTCAAAGCGTTCGTAGATCACCATCGTCCCATTCTGGACCAATCGAAGATCATCCCATGGTTCCTGCCCGAGCGGTGGGGCGGGGTTGGTCTTCCGCTTGTCCCGGTCCCGACGTCAGTCGTCCTTCCCGACGACGTCGATGACTTCATGCGAGTGCCGAAAGCGTACATGTTCGGCGGCATGACGGAACTCGATCGGCGCATCGTCGCTCGAATCCGGGAAGACCCAAAGAAGTACCCTGTCGGACGCTTGCCGGCTGAGAGTACTTGGGCAATCCATAAGATCGTTGCCTCACGGATGCCAGCCGTCCCTGAGATGATGTCGACCACGGAGGAGCGCGCGCACGCGCCGCTCTACTCACGTGTGTATGGCCTTTTGGCCGTCGACAGCGTTTTTACCAGCGCCGATCAGATTGACAAGCGTGGTTCTCGACTCCACAGGG